AAATCAAACAGATTCTTCCCACACACCTTAATCACCGGATTCACAACGCTCTTAATCTCCTGCGGATAATCTGGTGATGGGGATGGGATGCCACCTGTGTAAGGTTCGTATATTGGATCACTGCCAATTCCTAAGCATATTTTAGATAAATCAAAATTTTTATCAATAAGATTCTGTACATATTTCGCATCAATTGTTAATTGTTCTATCCTTGAAGTACTACCGGCATCAGTTCCTATCCACACATTTTCTGTTTTGTCTTCGTTGAAGAGTCTAAAATTACCACCCGTAGCCGGAGTTCCGTCTGTAACCCAAAATACAGACGAACCTTTTGGGATTGAAACTTCTACAAAGTCTGACGGTCTAGTGTTAGGGGGAAATAAATTTATGCCTTTATACTGCTTCTGCTCGCTCTTTCCATACAGAACCATATCCTCTATCTTTCCATTGTCAGAATCGGCAAGATGAGTTTCACCTTGATTTGATGCATAAAACTTTGTGATTTTGTTGGATAAATCTGATTTTAGTGAACCAATATCCTCTCTGTTGACCGCAATCTGCTCCCGATCGGCTGTGAACTCTTCAGCCACAGCCTGTATCTTACCAAGCTGTTCACTTCCGGCTGTTTGAATATCTTTGACTGCTTTCTCACCAGACGCTACAATGTCTGTCTTGAGCTGTATCCCAGTTTCAATCTTTTCTCCAAGAGAAGTGTCCAATGCACCCGCTTGCTTCACAGTCGCACTCAAAGTATCATGAACCGTTCCTGCTGTCTCTGTAGACTTATCTAATGCATTCTTGGCAGTTCCTGCTTTCTGTATGGACGTATCCAACTCTGTCTTGGCAGTTCCAGCCATCTCCGTGGACTTGTCCAATGCTGTCTTAGTGTCACTAGCAGTCTCAATAGACTTGTTCAGTTCTCCCTTGGAAACACCAGCATTTGTAATGGTCTGTTCAAGTTCTCCTTTTGACTCTGCAATCTGATTCTGAATCCATTTAATCTCATTATCGGTATGATTGACAATCTTCCCTACAGAAGTCTCTTCCTGATTCTGGATAGCCTCGATTGCTTCTCGCTTTTTCTCTCCGACTTCCTTAAGCGCATCTTCCTTGGTCTTTTCTGCCGCAACTGCACTCTCCGATGCACTAGAAGCATACTTACTTGCTTCTGTCGCACTTGCCTTTGCATTCTGCTCTGCCATCTCCGCCCGATCAGCTGCCGCATTTACAGCTTCAACAGTTTCGTGAAATATATTCGGTTCTGGCAATGGTTCTTCTGATGGGTTCTCTGGTTTGGTTCGGGACTTTACGTGCAATACAATTTCGTATTCTGTACTACCAGAAGTTTCATCTGTTAGATATATGTAGGCGTATATGCAATAATCATATGTGCGTCCATTGTTTTTCAACAGTTCATTCGGAATCTGGACTTCTGTCACACCATCCACCGTGGTTCCAATTCTTGTAATCGTACTTCCACTCTTTTCATTCAAAGAGAACTGTATTTCTACAGCTTTAGGGAATTCCACGCCAGTGATTCGAAGTATCTGACCGTAGTCATACCGCCAGAGACCGGTGTATATTTCTTTGTATGTCGATTCTAATTTGCATTCAATAATATTATTTGACATTATTTCACCCTTTCTTATCAGTCCGTCGTCTTCGTGTAATCAATGATTGTATATAAGGTGTAAGCGCTTCCCCATGCTGCTTTGTTGCCATAGATTGCTGTCTCTTTCCCATCCCATGACAACTTTCTGGTGAGATTGCTTATCTCATTAACACCGATTTCAAATCCGGAGTCATCCGCAAATTTGTTGATGTAATACGCAGCATTATAAGCTTTGTCTGCCTCGTATGCTCCCACTATCTCATTCAGCAGATCCAGCCCCGCATCTTCCGCATAAATGTGTACTGTCTGGCTCATTGGATTGGATTCTGAGGTTATGATCGTATAATACTCTGCACGGTCTATCACGCCATCCACTCCAGATATTTGTCGCAATATGTAATTTCCCGCACTCGTACAGGATTCTATCTTCAGCCGGCTTTCTGCGTCATATGAAAGATCACATTCAAATACCGCAACCCCGTCATTTACATCTTCTGTTTTTAAATCATTCGTGATTTTTATTCCGTCCGGCAATGCTGTGTTTGCCGTCTCCAGAATGTTCATTTGTCTGTCTGCAAAATATATGATCATAAAAATACCTCTCTGTATTTCAATTTGTAATCCGGATTTTCTGCCCATTCAGACCGTATACACTTAATCTGGTTGATTCCATTCTTCAGATAGAACTGTTCCCATTCATTTCCCAGTACACCAAGCTCCGGCATGGCGATTCCATTACAGGTTATCTTTCCGGATGAACAGTCTGCAGTAACTGTATCACCTTTTATGAATTTGTTCGGTACGTCCACCCATGCATCCGCATTATGGCTAATAAATTTAATCCATTCTATGCCATTCCGGCTGAAATTCATCTTCGAGCTGAATTTAGCAAATATGACACTTATCTCGACTGCCTTTATATCCGTGATCGAGTCATCCGTATATGTTCGGCTTCCTGTATGGCTTCCGGAAAAAGTAATTTTATTGCCGAACTTTTGAATGCTATACGTACTAAACAGAGTCCCATAAGATCCTAGCCTTGCATTAATACTTGGTCCTCTTTCTTTTCCTCTGATGTAAAATCCGTAATACACCCCTGGCTTTGCATCCAGGCTCCACAGTGCAATCCCGGCAATATTTATCCGATTTCCTGAAGAATCCTTTCCGGTTATAACTACTTCGAAATCTCCATATTCCTGTGTGATTCCTACAACACATGGACTGAACTGCAGACAGAAATTCTTTGGCTGGTTTCCAGATGCGTCTGCCGGCACTTTCATTGTAATACTCGGGCCATGCCAGCCTGTTCCCTCTCCATAATCCGCAACGCCTAAGATATCATGTACGTCCTGGTCATTCTGTAGTGATACCCATTTTGCCTTTTTCAATGTTCCTGCTTGATTCCAACTATTTTTAGAATCCACATGAACTGCATCATTCTGGATCCAGTCACTCTCTTTATAATCTGCAAAATTGTAATCTATAGCCGTAACTGATGTCTGTTTTAGTTCTTCGTCAACCTCTTCCACATCTCCGATCTGTAAGATATTCTGGTTCTCTGTAATGTAGGAAATAAATCCACAGTCTGATTTGATTTGCGCTTCGAATACCGGGTGCGCTTTATAAGTTCCCTTGTAATCAACAACAAATGTTGTTCCGTCATCTGCAGTCGGTATAACATCGTACTCTTCTACGGAATATTTAAATGGATCTGAGCAATAGAACTCAATTTCTGCAGTGATCGCATTCCTGCCATGCGGCACATCGCCGGCATTCACCTTCGTTCCAACATAATACTTATCCGGTTCGTCCAAGAAGATCAGCTTCGCTTCTGCCACATCAAGTAATGAATTCAATTTGTTATAAGCATTCCGGAATTCCGCATTACTCTTAGCGATCAGCTGATACCCGACAGTAATCGTTCTCGGCTTATATCGTTTTCTTCGATATCTGGATCCATCCATAATCTCCGTATCCAAATCTGTAATTTCTGTTTCGATCATCTCCCGGCCGGACACATATAGTGTCCGATATCCGGGGATTACATTTTCAAAATAGACTCCGTTAAAATTTAGAGCTTCGGAGGGCAGTATCTGCTCTTCCTGTCTCTCTGTAGTGTCTACAAATTTATACATATCTGCCCTCCTTATCTCATGCCTTTCTTTCTTAGATCTCTTTTCTGCTGCTGTTCAATTTCTTCTTTGGTGTATTTCGCCGTTGCCTTTGCCACCTGCCGGCCATCTACTTCGACAGGGATGTAAATGGTATAAGTTTCATTTCTGGTGTATTCATAATCATCATTCAAATCATCGATACTTGTTCGAATATTCATGCCAATATCCGGTATTGTTGCCAGCTCTGGTATTTGAACCAGCTGTGCTGCAGCTTTTCTTGCGAGTTTAACTTTTCCTAATATTGCATTAACCCATCCAATGCCAAAATAACTACCTAATTTGTCAGACACCCTTGACGGACTATGGATCTGTGCCTTCGCCCGGATTGCCGCCTCTGCTGCAGCTGCCAACTGCGCTGCGACAGATCTTACACGTCCAACCTGACTCGCCATACCATTTGCAAGACCTGCCCCTATATATACACCACAACTGTATGAACCAGATCCGGCTGATCGCATTGCCACTACCGTGGATGCAGACATAGTTCTTGCCGTAGATACCGCTCGGCTCATGCCACTACGAACCCCGTTATTGAAGTTGTTTCCAACAGCATTCCCGGAGCTCCTTGCTTTTCCTTCTGCGTTTGAAAATTGTTTTACCAGCGTATTAACTGCTGACTTCGCTCTGCTTCCCAACGCATCCAGTCCGGAATTTACCACATTTACACTGGCACGCATACCTGTGAGCGAGCTTTGAGCGCTTTTGGCATTGCCGGCAATTGATTTCATACTTGAATTAACAGACTTTAATGCTACCACCATCGCAAGCGTGCCAGCTGCGCCACCAGCCATAGCAGCTCCAAATGCTACCACCACAACAGCTGATGCGCCCATTCCGGCTGCAAGACCTACAACCACTCCAAGTAGTGCCGTTAATGCGCCTAATGTGCTCACAGCACCCGCTGATACCATTGGGAATGCTACGCCAATCAAAGTTAATCCTGCTCCGGCTACCGTAAGTCCTGCGCCAAGTGCAAGTGCACCTGCTGCCAGTATCAATACTCCGGCTGATACTACCAATACACCTGCTCCAACCACTGCGAGACCCGCACCTACTACTGTAAGTCCTGCCCCCAAAACAATACATCCTGCCCCTGCGACAGCTGCTCCCGCGCCAAACACAATCATACCGGCACCCAGTGCGGTAATACATCCTGCTCCCTGGATTCCGTACTGTACAATCGTTGGAAGAATACCAGCCACAACAGCCAATGCTCCACTTGCAATCAACGCTCCGCTTGCAACTAGTATAATGGCAGCTCCGAATGCGATAAATCCTACTGCTCCTACTGTCAATGCTGGTCCAAGTGCTGCTGCTGCTGCTGCTCCTACTGCAAGCCCTGCAATAGCCGCTACCATGCCAATCATACATCCTATAGCAAGTGGTCCCGCATTCGCCAGATTAACAGCCGCCAGTGATAATATAGCAATCCCCGCTGCCGCAATCAGGACAGCTGCACCAAAGGCAATGAATCCGGTTGCTCCGGCCGTCATAGCCGACACCACATTTTTGGCAACAACCATTAGTCCCGCCACTGCAACCGTCATGCCGATCAATACTCCTGCTGCTAGTGGTCCAGCTTGTGCTATTTGCACGGCCGAATATGCCAAAAGGGAAAATCCTGCCGCAATCAATGCTACTCCTGCGCCAATTGCTACAAAGGCTTTTGCTGATTCTACGATAGTCCCTGACGATTCTTTACTTGCAGTGCCTACCGCTTTTTCACCTGCTGCTACACCAAATAACTTACCTGCCAGTGTCGCTATTCCTTTTCCTGTCATGCTTACAATTGCGCCCGCAAAAGTTTTGACACCAGGGGCAACTGCACTGACTATTTTAAAGCCTTTAAAAGCAACATATAATTTCGGTAACAGTGTAATTGCTTTTGCCACTTCTTTATCATGATCTTTTAAAAAATCTGCAAACGTGGTTAATGCACCTGTTGCAGTTCCTATGCTTTCGGAAAAATTCTCCACACTTTTCCTTTTCCCAAAGGCTCCTGTAAGTTGTTGTACTTCATCTATGATTGCACCCGCCGCCTCTCCAAAAGCTTTTCCGACCTCTGTTGCATCTGTTTTTAGTACGTTCCAGTATGGAGATATAATCTGAATTGCCTTTGGAATTCCAACAGACAATTTTTCAAATCCAGTATCCACCTTGCTTGTCATCCCATTGATTGCATCAATCACTTTAGGTTTTGCGAATGTATCATAAAGGTTCATCATTCCGCTTACTGCAGATGCCTCTAAGTTACCCATAGCACCTTCAAATGTAGTTACGGATGTAGCTGCTTCTTTCGCCATGTCAGTCATACCAATGTTATTGATAGCCTGTCCGAGCATGTCTGCGGTAATTGCACCCTTTTCCATTGCTCCTT